CCCCTGAGCATTTTATGATTTACCATTCTGGGATCCAAGAATGGTTTTGTGGTCCAAGCATCTATTTTGATTATATATTCACATTGGCTGACATCATAAATAATTTGACTGTTATAAAATCACTACCAGAATATGAATGGTTGATTCCATATGCAGATATCTTGATTGGACTGTCTAGTTCCAATTATGATCATAATACGACAGTAGAATTTATGAAAAATACAGAAGGGTTGCTTTTGAATTTCTCGGATTATGATGAAGAATATGCGATGAATTGGCAACCGATCATGGATATACTTGTAGATATGTGGAAATTAGACAAAACAATGACTGGTGTTGATTATCCATTTGATGAATTAGTAGAATCATTAGGTAATAGCAAAATTAGAACTTCAAAAATAACTCCATTAACTAAGATAATTTCACTTAAACATAACCTGACAAGGACACAATGTCAAGAACTATCTTCACTACATAAATTTGTATATTATTCAGAAATAAATTTACAAAAAGGTTTAGAGAAATTCCTAAAAAGAGTGCACAATACCAGACCAATGTCTGATGATTCCATAAAAAATTTGACTAGATTAGCTAAAAAATTATTCTTTATATCATATTCAAGAAAGCATAAATCAATACCCAATATCATGGGAGAGAATGATAAATGTATATATCTATCAATAAATGGACTAAAAAACAAACAAAGAGATATTGAAAATCTTCCATTAAATTGGTGGGATGATATTGAGATACGAAACTGCATGGATAATACAGCCACCGATGATGCATTAGAGTTTGCAAAAGATAAAGGGGCTTTAAAAGAAGATATATTCTTTGGTCCAGGGGATAGTAGAAAGGAATTACTTCAAGTTATAGAAAAGAAATCATATAAATTAAAATATTTTTTTGCTGAAGCACCATATACACCAAAAAAAAGAAGGATTGTTCGTCGAAGAGCACAGAAGAATGCATTTAAAACTAAACATCAAGTAAGGCTTTCACCGAAGGAACGAGAACAAAAACAAGAGGGACGATTTTTTGGTACAGGTGAATTAAGTAATAAACATGCACTTAGTGTTGTGGCATTGAAAATGAAAAAAGTACTATCCTATTTTGATGAACAATTAATGACCCCACAAGACAAAAAAAGGAAAGAATTATTGCATAAAGCTGCACAAAAATTGACAAAAAAAGACACATACTCACTCCTTCTCGATATTGAAG